TTGTTCACCGTGTAGGTGCCAGCGCCGCCAGTGCCCGTGCCGTAGCCGGTGATCACGGTGCCGCCAGAAGTGCCGCCGCCAGTGATGGTTTGGCCAATGGTGAACGAGCCGGTAACGGTGCCGCCAATGGTCAGGGTCGTGCCGCTGATCGTGGAAGCAGTCGAAGTACCGGATGCGGTAGCGTTCAAGACGCCGCCTTGTGTGGCCGCGCCGGTTGCGGCGTTTTGCACAAAGAAGTTACCCACGGAGCCGCCGATGGCGTCCAGGACCAGGGATTGCGCACGGCGCGGGCCGTCGGCGACTTCCTGCCCCAGGATGCCGAAGCCAAGGTTGACGTTTACCGTCGATTGAAAAACTGCTGCGGTCATTTATTACTCCTTCGAGCCGGCCAGGTGGCGGTCAATGAAACTGCCGGTCTTGGCAGCGGGCGCGGCATCCATTGCGGCTGCGGCGGGTTTTGCGGCCAGGTAGCCACGAACGAACGACACGCGTCCGGCCTTGGGTGCGCCAGCGATCTGCAGCTTGTCCACGGCGTAATCGGCCATCTTGGTGATGTCCATTTCACGGTGGTCAAACGCGCCGACTTGCGAGCTGACGGCTTGATAGAAATCAGCCTTGTCAGCGATGCGGGCTTCGACACGGCGCTCGATTTCAGCAGCGTCCATGGCGCCACTTGGGCCCTTTTCGTCCTGCTTCTCTTCGCCCTCTGTCGGGTCTTTCTTCTCGCCCGGCTTGTCCTCGTCGTCTTCCACCTCTTCGGTGCCAGCGGTCGAGCCAGCGCCGTTCAGCAGCTTTTGCATTTCCGCGACCAGGGGAATGATTTTTCCCAGGTGCGTCTTGGCGTCTTCAAGGCTCATCGCATTGGCCTCGCCATCCTTCTTTTCCGGTTCAGCCATAGCGGCATCCTTTACAGTTTCTAAGTGGTCGAGAACTGCTACTTCCGGCCCCATGCGACCACTATCCACAAGGGCAAGATGATTTCCACGAATGTTTCGCTGGATGTATTGGTATGGCTGCCCGTCAGGCGTGATGCCGTCTGAGCGCTCGTAGGTGCAGCGGTAGCCGCACGACAATTCCTTTTTCCCGGAGTCGATCAGCGTGGCCATGGCCTGAGACATCAATTTGATGTTCCCGTACAGCGTGCCGTCGTCAGGGTTGAAATAGACCTGCTCACCGATCACGCCCTGGATGCCCTTGCGCTCGGCCGGCATCAGTCCAGCCTCTTCGCTGCCCAGCATCACGTGGTTGTCAATCCACGGCAGCAGGCGGAAGCTGTCGATGGTGTCCAGGCTCCCCAGCTCATCGGCGGGCCGCAGCACGTTGTAGAGGTGATCGGGGTCGGCACTGGGGTCAATGGACTTGCCCAGGTACTGGAAAACACCAGTCTTTGACAGCGGGTTGTCCTTGCGCTCGAACCAGCCGTTGGCATCGAACTCGCGCTTGTCTTGGGCCATGGCCTCTGGTGGCTTTGCGTCGATCATTTCTTGTGCACCTGGGTGTAGAGGCTGAGGCAGTGAGGCGGGGTCGGCCCACAGGTAGCCGTCGCTTTCATCGTTCAGCGCCGGGATGAACTCCGGATCCGTGCACAGGAACAGCGCAAAGTCATCGGTTGACGACAGTGCGGTCAGGTTTGCGGGCTGGTGCCCGATTTCCTCCATGCTCTCGCGCGCGGCTGCGACCTCTGCGGATTCGCCCTCCTCGACGTGCCCCGCAGGAAACGCCCAGGTGCCGCCGTGGTCGCCGCCCTTGGCGCGCATCAGGAGCAGCACGCGCCCTGTGTCAGATGCCCGGTACAGGATTCCGGCTGCTTTAGGTTGGTTCATTGAATCTGAAGATGGGTTTGCTGATGCAGCGGCAGAAGATTGCGTCTCCGGGCTTGCCGCGCTGGCCGCTGTGCTCATCGATTACTGGGGGGTCGTCGAACCGGTACTCTTTGCCGGACATTGCGACGTGGTCTTTGCGCGGGTAGCGTCCGCCGCCCGTGTGAACCCAGACATACGACTCCACGCCCATGGCCTGCAGTCGGGCTTGGTTGATGTTGGCGTAGGCCTTGCGCTGCTGATCCATGGACACATGGCGCGCCCAGCGCACATCGCCCTCATAGCGCTTTGTCAGGTAAGGAACCAGGTCAGCTGGGCCGCGCCCGGTGGTGATCGAACGCATGACCTCGCCCTGCACATCGGATAGATACTTCTCAGGAATGCGCTTGATCAGCTGCGCGGCCTCTTGGGTGCTTGCGCTGATGACCGTCTGCAGGCGCTCATTGGAAAGCGTCATGTCGATCTTGAAGCCCTCGGACACCTCTTTCAGGCTCATGCCAAGGGTGACGGTGCTGTTTCTCACCGTGCGATCGATCATTCGCCGGGTGACCGTCTTGGAGAGCCGGGCGAACCGGTTGATCCACTTTTCACGCAGCGAGTTGATGCCGATGCGGGCCCGGCTCACCGGGCTGTCATCCATGGCGTGATCGAAGCCGCCAGCAGCCAGGGCCGCCAGCATCTCGCGCTTGGTCTGGCGAGCCATCAGGCCGATTTCCTCGATGATGGCCGCCGCCATGTCGTCGGCGATATTGACTGCGGGGCGCAGGGCCCCGCCCGTCTTAACTAGGGGATCTGTTGCCCCCCTCGTCTTCCTCGTCATCGTTGCCATCGTCATCCTCCGGGATGCCTGGGGCACCATCACCTAGCCGCATTTCTGGGTATCCACCATCGCGGTCCTTTGCCACCCGTTCGCGCTCTTCCTCGCTGGAGATTGCGCCGGATGCGATCAGGGCCGCGCCGATCTGGGCCTTCACCAGATTGGTGTCTGCCATTTCCTTGGCGGTCGGGCTGTCCAGTGGCGCCCATGCAACTGACGTTTCAACGCCTGCCATCTTCAGCATGAGCGGGGCAACGAAGCTGCGCACCACCAGGGCATGGTGACGCTCCAAGAAGGGCGTCAGGTCATGCGTCTGAATCGACTCCAGCAACTCGTGGTAGCTGGCCTCTTCATACTCACCGGTGGAGTTGAATCCCTTGGGCGTCGTGCCGATCAGCTTGGTGGCCGGCACGCTTGCCTGCGCGGCGACAAGCTGGTACTGCGTCATGATCAGCGCGTCAAAGTCGGCCAGGGAGGTGTCGAACTGCTGGAATTCGTCGCTTTCCTTGTCGCCCAGCTTAATGCCGTAGCTGTCGCGGTACTGCGCCCACAGGTTCAGGCGGTCTGTTGCCTGCTCCGCGTTGGCCATTACCTTTTCCATGTCCGTCAGCCACACATTCGTGCGCTTGGTCATGGCCAGCTGGGGCGCTTCGTTTGCGGTGCGCTCGGCAGCGTAGACGCGCTCCATGATCTGCTGGGGCAATGGGATGCCGCCATAGATGTACTGCGGCTTCAGGATGTCCACCGGGTCGGCATGGCGAAATATGACCAGGTGCGACCGGTGCACCTTCACGCCATTGATCAGCCACCAGGTGGGCTCATAGAAATGCATCGAGTCCGGCTGACTGGATGCCGCCTGATCGAGCATTGGAGCCGTCCAGTATGGGTCGATCTGGATGATCCCCTTGTAGCTCCCGGGGGTCACGCCATCGATATTGAACGGCTTTTCGTAATACTGCGCATCGGTGCTGTCCACCTTGAACATGGCCACGCGCACGCCAAAGATGCGGCCCTTGCGGATGAACTCGCGCAGATGCCAGTTCACCCGGAAACGCTTGTCAAAGCGCTTGATGATCTTGTGCGCCTCGTCGGGGATGTCCTCGCCGTCGTAGCTGGTCACGCGATAGCCATTGCGGATCGCATCATCCCCGGGCATGGAGCACGCCTTGTTGATCAGCCAGTGCTGCGCCAGGATGCCGGCCATTTGATGGCCGATGAACCCCTGGGATGCATACCAACCGGCCAGCGCCTCGCTCATGCTGTTCTGGCCGGCGCCGTAGCCCTTGAATGCTGGATAGCCATTGGAGCTGTCGTCCATCGCCACGCCCACGAGTGCAGGCTGGGCGCGCTTCAGGCCGTTCAGATAGTCCGCCGTCAGCATCACGGGCTCGATGCGCTCGAACGCATGCGTGCTGAAGAAGCTGGAAACACTGCGCAGGGGCTTTGCTTCTGGCTTTGGTTTGCGGAAAAACGAGAACATGGGCTATCCAAAAAATGATCTGCGTGGAGCCATTACCTCGGCAAATGCCCGGCTGCTTGCATCCACCTGGTCGTCAAACGTCCCATTTGGGAACATCCGCAACTCGTTGATAAAGGCCTCGTTCCATGGGGCCCGAACCATCAGCACATTTCCCACGTTGACCTGGGCGGCGAATGGCTCGGCGCGCGTCACCTTGTCGCCGGATTCCGGGCTGGACTTGACTTTGTGGCCAGCCAGCATCCGGGTCAGGTATGCAACCTGCGTCTTGCCAGCCTGCCCCGGGTCTTGCGGGATGCTGGTGGTAACACTGCGCCCGTCATAGTCGGCGGTATTTTTGATTGCTGCGTCGCGCTCATCGGGGCCAACTCGCACCCGCACCATGTCCGCAATCACAAAGCGGCCATCGTCCATGCGGCCTATCTTTGCCCCCGCCGTAAAGTCGCCGTCCGTAGTGGATGCGAAGTCCCAGCCTCGGCACCACTTTGATACCTGCGCCGGAGCGGCGTCGATGATCTGAAGCTGGTCTGGCTTAAATAATCCGCCTTCGCCGGGGCTTGGGCGCTGCTGATATTGGCCCGCGAACACATAGGGGTTTGCCTGCTCCATGCGGTTCAGGTCTTCTATCGTGTGCTTTTCAGGCCAAAGCGCGGTTCCGTCTTCCTGCTTTGCGGGAAGGCATATAACCTCCCATTCCTCGCCGTTGCCGTTCTCCCGCAGCCACCCGGCCAAGTCGTTTTCATGCAATCGCTGCATGATCAGGATGATGGGCGTGTTCTTTGGGTCGTTCTTGCGGCTCTCAAGCGTGGTCTGGAACCAATCCAGCACGCCTTTACGCACCGTATCGCTGCGAGCCTCGGACGCCTTGTGCGGGTCATCGATGATGATTGCGCCGCCAAAGCCTTCTCGGTGCTTGCCAGCGCCAAAGCCGGTCAGCGTGCCACCTGCGCCCGCAGAGTACATCACGCCGCCTGCTGTCGTCTTCCAGTGAGCCTGGGCAGTCCCCTGGAACTTCACATCGGGGAATATTTCGCCGTAAGCCTCATGCTGCATGAGCATTTTGGTGTTGGCTGAATTGTTTGCAGCCAAGTCGCTGGAGTAGCTGACATGGATGAATTCACTATCGGGAACCTTGCCCATGGCCCATGCGATGAAGTTGATCACCGCCAGTTCGGTCTTGGAGTAGCGAGGTGGGATGTTCAGGATCAGGCGCTTTGTGCTGCCATCGAACACCCGCATCAGGGCTTCGCAAATGATCTTGTGGTGCTGGGCTTGCAGCCACCTGTAGCCTTTGCGCTGCCGGAACATCCAGCGGCTAAAGAAATACAGGTCTGCCCTTGCGGTTATTGCTGCGGCTTGGCGGTCTAGTGCGTCAAATGTCCTGTATGAGTTGCTTTGCGCGACGCTCATATTCTTCAGGGGTTAGGGTGTTTATCACAAAGCTGCTGGATGGGGCTGCGGGTGCCGGGGGTTGCGAATCAAGACGCCATGCTTTGCGCTCGCCCTCTTGGCGGATCTTCAAAGTCTCGGCGGTGATCTTGGCCAGCTTGGCTGCATCAAAGTCGGCATTACCGATTGCCGTGTCTACCAGTTGCTTGTGCTCATCCCATTCCGTTTGGTGCCTGATCTCCACATCTGCCCGGCGCTGGGCGGCAGCATCCAGTGCCTCTGCCTTTTTTTGGGGGTTGCAACCTGCAACCACGCCTGCAACCTTCTCTGCAACCTTTCGCCTAAGGCTGTCTTCTATGTCCTGTGCCCATCCGTCTTTTTCGATCCGCTTTTGTATGGCCGTCCGACTGACGTTGTACTTTCTGGACAACTCAGACTGCGTGGCGCCCGCCTCATACTCGGCGCGTATCTGCTGCCAGTCGTATTTCTGGGCCATTTTCAACTTTCAAATTTATGCACCCATCGGATTCACCTTGCGGCTGGGGCAACCGGTTCGCAACATCCCCGATTTCGCGTTGATGCAGGCGCGTAGAGACCAGGTCCGGGTGTCAGCCGGCCCCACGTTCGGGTTCCGTGTGAATTGATGCAGAGTGCGCTCCAGGTTGCAACGAGTGCGGTTTGGTTTGATGAGCGACTCCGCGTAAAAGCAAAAAGCCCCAATAAAGGGGCAATTTTTTGAGGCGACTGTGCATTTAGAGCTATTGCAGCAAATGGCAGCTGGCCACCGAAGCAATCATGGGGCAAAAACGTAGCCCAGTCCTAGCGCTCT